TCCTCGATGGTCAGGTACGAGCCGACGAGGAACGGGGTGGTCACCGGCACTCCCCTCCGCACCGGCCGCACCGGCGGAACCAGCCGCGGAAGCCGCAGCTGGCGCACCGCCGGCCGGCGGCCGCGGAGTAGCCGGCCGCCGACGCGGTGGTGGCGCCGAGCTGGCGCAGGGCCCGCTCGTCGACCGCGTCCCGGGCCTGGACGGTGCCGTCCCGGTCCGGGGAGTAGGTGCGGGAGACGCCGTCGGTGCGGCGGATCTGGGTCGTCTTGATGGGCAGGATGAGACGGTCCGCCACCGGGGCGCTCCTTCCGGTTGGTGGGCAGCACGCCGCCCCCGGTCGGGAGCGCCCGCGGCCGGGAACGGCGTGCCGGTCTGGGTGGGTCAGCGCAGCGCGATGCCGTAGACGCAGCCCTGCCACGCCGGCGCCTCGCAGAAGAAGGTGCCGTACCAGTAGGAGCTGAAGTCGTAGCTGAGCTGCATGACGGGCCAGGCGATGCCCATGTAGTCCTGGACGTTGCGGAACTGCCAGCAGCTCTGCACGCCCGAGTTGGGGAACGGGAGGGTGTGCGTCAGGATCGGCGCGACGCCCTGCGGCATGTACGGGTGGACGGTGAGGCCGACCAGCTTCCCGGTGGCCTCGTTCTGGATGCCGGTGACGACCTCGCCCACGACCCGGCCCGAGCGGGAGTCCACGTCCATCGTGAGCCGGTACCCGTTCGGGTTGCCGATGCTCTTGATGGTGTCGGACAGCTGCTTGCGGTCGTTGGCGTTGAACAGCACCTCGTCCGGGTTCGCCAGGTTGAGGTTGTACATCGCGACGAACGCGGTCTGGAACTCGGCACCCGGGTTGGAGGCGGACAGCGGGCCGTTGATGTTCGCCGAGTAGCCGGCGCTGGCGGACATCGTGATCGGCAGGATGCCGTCGTAGCCGATCGCCTGCGCCGAGGTGTTCACCGTCGGCGCGGTCGCGCCGGTGGACGGCACCGGCCCGGTCAGGGTGATGGCCGGCGTGGCGCTGGCGCCGGCGTTGCCGGTAGCCGAGACGTAGAACGCCGCGGCGGCGCCCGCGCTGGAGCCGAAGTACACGTTGTAGCCGACGGCGCCGACCACAGGGGTCCAGTACACGGCGATCGACGAGGTGGAGCCGGTCGTGGTGACCGCACCGGAGTCGGTCGCGGCGGTGCCGCCGAAGCCGCTGACGGCCGACACCCACACGTGGTAGGTGGTGGACGCGGCCAGGGAGCCGCCGGTGGTGGACGCGGTCGCGGTGACGGTGGCCGGGGCGATCAGCGCACCGGAGTAGCCCGCCGCCGAAGACCGGCCGTAGACGGCCATGCGCTCCTCTGCCAGCTTCGAGCTGTACAGCACGCTCGCCTGGGAAAGGCTGCGGACGTCCTGGAAGCCCTGGCCGGCGAAGTAGGCGGACCAGGTGACCTCGTCGGACAGGCCGAACTGGAAGTACTTCGCGGTGACGTCCTGGCCGGTGTAGCTGATCTTCTGCGGCCGGTTGTACCACAGGGCGTTCGCCGACCCGGACACGTCGAAACGGGTCTGGGTCGTGTCGGCGATGCCCGGGTGCAGCTGCGCCAGGCCGGTGCCGGTCTGGGCGTTCGAGAAGCCTGTGATCTGCTTGTACTGGAAGGCGGTGCCGACACCCTGGCTACGGGGGAGCTTGTTGACCAGCGGCGTCTCGATCGGTACCAGCTCGTCCGCGCCGGCCTTCAGGTCGTAGAGCACCAGGCCGGTGCTGACCGGCGAGGTGAGGCTGATGTCCTTGGTGACGTCGCCGGCCTGGCCGAGCGCCTGCTGGATGCCGGCGATCTGGTCGGCGCCGAGCGCCTTGTTGATCTGGTCGTTGGCCAGCAGCGTGGCCAGCTGGGCGGTGGGCGCCTCGGCCTTCTCGATCTGGATGAGCGTGCCGGTCTGCGTCTTCGTCATCGACGTGACCCGCAGGTCCCCGGAGACGGTCTGGCCGGTGGCGTCGACCACGGCGTACGGAGCGTTGTGGATCTTCTCCTTGAACCGGTCGAACCGCTTGGACAGCGTGACCGGGTCCTCGTCGGCACCGCCGAACAGCGCGGTGGCGGCGTCCTCCTTCACTGGCATGGTGTAGCCCCTTTCAGGCTGCGCCGTCGAGCTTCTGCAGCTCGGCCTCGGCGGCGGCCAGGCGCTGGCGGTAGCCCTCCTGCACGGGGCCGCCGGTGCTGGCGGCTCCCTGTTCGCAGTGGGCGACCTCGCGGCGCAGCTGGTCGGCCTTGGTCCGCACCGGTCCACCGCTCTGCGGGGTGTCCTTCACCTGTGCCAGCTCCGCCTTGACGAGCGCGAGCTCGTCCTGCAACGGCTGGAGGGCCTTCGTGATGGCGTCCGTGAGCGTGTGCTCGGTCGTACCGTCTTCCGTGCTGGTGGTGCTGTCGGTGGTGCTCTTCTCGATGACCCCGGCGTCGGTGGCCGGGGAGTCCTTGGTGGCCGCCGAGGCGTCCGTCTTACCGGCCATCACCACGTCCATGCCGGCGGCCGCCACCGCGGTGGCCACGTCGTCGGAGGCGGGGGTGCGCTTGCCGACCTCGGCCGCCTCGGACTGGATGAACCACTTCAGGGCGCAGCCGGCCTCGACCAGGGTGGAGATGTCGCCGAGCTCGCCGAGGTTCCCGGCGGCCAGGTCGTTGGCCTCCGAGACGATGAGGCGGGCGATGGTGGCCAGGGCCTGCTTCGCGCCGGCGATGTCGCCGACCTCGGTGGCCGGGTTGTCTCCGTCGAGCTTGTGCAGGTCGGCGACCAGGCCGAACTCCTCGGCCAGCTCCAGGGCCTTGGTGATGCCCCAGTCGTCGGGGAGCAGGTTGGTGAGCTTCAGCGCGCGGGCCCGCTTGACGATGTGCTTGCGGGCGGCGCCCTTGTCGCCCTTGTAGTTGCCGAAGTGGCCGACCGCGGACTTCAGGTGGCCCTCGTCCGGGATGGGGAAGTCGCCGTTGGGCATGGCGACGCCGGACTTCGCGTCCTCCTTGCGCTGGTCGGCGGACACCGCCTTCTCCAGCCCATCGCCGAACATGGCCGGCTCGGTGTCGTCCTGGTCGGCCTTGTCGGTGGCGGCCGGTACGGTGGTCGGCTCGGCCGGCTTGGCCCGCTTGTCGAGCATCGCCGCCAGGTCCGCCGGGGTGAACCTGTCCTCGCCGATCTGGATCGTCTTCTCCACCAGCTCCGGCTCCTCGAGCAGCTGGAGTTCGCCGTTGTTGTCCGCCTTGGCCAGCACCACCTCCATCGCCGAGTTGCGATTGGAGGGCCGGTCGACCACGGACAGCTCCGACCAGTCCCCGGCCACGATCCGACCGGCGGCCGCGGCCTTGTCGGTGGTGACGCGGGCGTTGCGGGCGCCGAAGCTGTAGCCCTTCAGCACACCGTGCTCGATCTTCGAGACGGTCACCGGATCCACGATCTTCGCGGTGACGATGTGCTGGCCCTGATCGTTCTCGTGGTAGCCGACCGCTACCCCGGCCGCCTTGTGCGGGTCGTGCTGCTCGCGGATGTTCCCCGACTCGGCGAACCACTTCGGTGCCGCCTTGCGCAGCCACTCCGGGTCGGCGATCTGGTAGTCGCGGTCGAGGCTGGAGTCCGAGGCCACGCCGGTCACCAGCAGCGTGCCGTCGGGCTGCTTCTCCTTGGTGAGGAACGGCATGTAGCCGTACGCGGTGGTCATGGTCAGCCTCCGTAGGGCGGGTGGATGTCCGCGTCCTCGGGGAACGCGGGGATGACGGTGCAGCGGCAGCGCGGATGGACCGGCGGGAGACCGTGGGGCAGGCCGCGGCCGTCGACCGGCACCGGCCCGTGGTCCTCGTTCTCCCCGCACAGCGGGCAGACCTTCTGGTCGTCGGCGGACAGGAACCGGATCTGCTCGGCGCCGAACTCCCGGTACTGCACCAGCTCGGCGGCGGTCATCGCCCGCGTGATCTCGGTCTGCGCGATCATCTCGGCGCGGGCCGGGTCGTGGAGGATCGCGGTGATCGCGGCGGCCAGCTCCTCGATGGACGCCTCGGCGATGAGCTGCTGGGCGATGGC